CTATTATATTAGGAACTAAAGAACAATTATTAACATATAAAAATTAAATTATGGCACGAAAGAAAAAACAAGCCGAAGGATTAGGCGACACCGTAGAACAAATTTTAGAAGTTACGGGAGTAGCAAAAGTTGCTAAATGGATATTAGGAGAAGACTGCGGGTGCGAAGAACGTAAACAAAAGCTAAATGAACTTTGGCGTTACAAGAAACCCGAATGCCTAACTGAAGACGAATACAACTTCTTGGACAAATTCTACAACCGAAACCGAAGTAGCGTTAGTCCAAGCGAACAAAGAGAAATGTTAAAAATATACAATAGGGTTTTACACGAAAAACAACAACCAACACAATGCGGTTCGTGTCTCCGTGAAATCGTTAATAAGTTGAATACCCTTTACGCAGTTTACAAAGAAGAAAAAGATGCCACTACCGAAGCCAACACCCAAGGAGAATAAAAAAGAATTTGTTATGCGTTGTATGTCCGACGATACAATGGTAAATGAATTTCCCGAAACCGACCAACGTTTAGCAGTTTGTTCAACTACTTACGAAGAAAATTTAAAGGATGCAAATAGTAAAGGTAAACGAGGTTAAACCAAACCCGAAGAACCCCCGCCTAATTAAAGACGATAAGTTTAAGAAACTTGTAAAGAGTATTCAAGAGTTTCCCGATATGCTAAATAAACGCCCGTTAATCGTTTTTACGGACACGGACGGTAAATACGTTGTATTAGGTGGTAATATGCGCTTAAAAGCCTTAAAAGAACTAAACTACAAAGAGGTACCGATAATATTAGCAGACGAATGGACGGAAGAACAAAAAGCGGAGTTTCTAATCAAAGATAACGTAGGGTTTGGAGAATGGGATTGGGATAGTTTAGCAAACGAATGGGACGCGGAAAATTTAGATGAATGGGGATTAGATGTTCCTAAAATTCAAGATTACGAAGAAATAGAACCAAGTGGATATGATTTAACACAAAAATGGTTTTTGCATATTGAATTTGAAAACGAACAAGATTGCGAGAAATGGTATAATTCATTAATTGAAGAGGGTTTAATATGCAAAATAGTACAATGATACCAAAAAATATAAAATTTGAACTTCAAAGCGAAGTTTTTAATACGTTTAGATGTCAAGCAGCGGCAAATAGTTTAGATATAGACGTAAAAAAGAAATCAGTTCACAAATTAGAAGTAAATAATATTAATATTCCTAAAGAATGGAACGTTGGTTTAATATATGGTGCTTCGGGTAGTGGTAAAACTACATTAGCAAAACATTTATTTGGTGAAAATATATTTGATTGTTCGTTGGATGAAAATAAAAGTATTATTGACCAATTACCAAAAGAATTTTCGTACGAAGATTGTGCTAACATATTAAATGGAATTGGATTAAATTCAGTTCCTTGTTGGATTAGACCAATTAAAACATTATCAAACGGACAAAAAGCACGAGCCGAGGCTGCTTATTTAATGTGTAAACAAGATTTTATATGTATAGACGAATGGACAAGCGTTGTGGATAGAACAGTAGCGAAAGCGATGAGCGTATGTTTACATAAATTTGCAAAAAAACATAATAAACAAATTATTTTATTATCTTGTCATTACGACATATTGGAATGGGTTAAGCCTAATTGGTTAATTGATTGTAACAAACAAAAATATGAACTTCCCAAATCGGAGGATTTTTTTTTTAATGAACGAGAAAAACTCGAATTTACAATTAAAGAAGTTGGAAGAGAAACGTGGAAATATTTTAGCAAATATCATTATTTAAGTGAACAATTACCTGCGGGTAAAATATATTTATATGGTATATTTCACGAAGATAATCAAATAGGTTTTCAATGTTTTGCTAATTATACACCACATAAACCAAACACTACTATTATTTTTCATTCCAATAGAACGGTTATTCATCCTGATTACAACGGATTAGGATTAGGAATTAAATTAATTAATGAAACAAGCAAATTATTAAAACAAAAAATTAATTGTAGAATAATGGCTAAATTTTCAGCAATACCCGTTTTTAAGGCAATGAAAAAACAACCGCAATGGATATTTTTAGGTGAAAAAAGATTAATGGGTAAAATGAAAAAAGGCCGCAATATGAGAAGAAACGGAGGTTTTAGAGAAGCGGGAGTAAGAACATTTAATTTTGAATTTATTAATAAGTAACACCGAAATTACACCGAAATGAATAAAGAAGATAATTTAAAACCCGCTTGGAGTAAAGGCGAAAGCGGAAATCCGAACGGCAGACCAAAAGGAAGTAAAAACCGAAGCACTATAGCGCGTCAATGGTTAGAAGTTAATCAAAACTTAAAGAACCCGTTAACGGGCGAAAACGAAACGATGTCTCAAGAAGACTTAATGACTTTAGCTCTAATTAAAAAAGCGCGTGAAGGCGATGTAAACGCGTACAAGGCGTTAATGGATAGCGGTTATGGCGCACCCGTTCAGCAAATAGAACAAACGTTATTAGAACAACCACTTTTTCCCGATGTTCAAGAGGACAACAGCAACGAATAAGGTATTAAGCCTTAAAAAACGAATTAAGATTATTCAAGGTGGCACGAGCGCTTCAAAAACTTATTCTATTTTAGCCGTACTAATTAATAAGGCGGCAACGATTCCAAGTTTAGAAATATCAATAGTTGCAGAAACTATCCCCCATTTACGAAGGGGTGCGCTACGGGACTTCTTAAAAATAATGAAATTCACGGGCAGGTATTTCGAAGAACGTTTTAACCGTTCATTACTTCGTTACGAGTTTGCCAACGGAAGTGTAATAGAATTTTTTTCAGCAGACGATTCAAGCAAACTTCGTGGAGCGCGAAGGGACATCTTATATATTAACGAATGTAACAATATTACCTTTGATGCCTACAACGAACTTTCTATACGAACACGGAAGGAAGTTTATTTGGACTTTAACCCTGCTAACGAGTTTTGGGTTCACACCGAACTAAAAGACGAATCCGATTCCGACTTTTTGATTCTTACTTACAAGGATAACGAAGCGTTAGACCAAAGTATAATTGACCAAATAGAAAAGAACCGCGACAAAGCCAAGACGTCTACCTATTGGGCTAATTGGTGGAAGGTATACGGCGAAGGTCAATTAGGAATGTTAGAAGGGGTTGTATTCAGTAATTGGAAACAAATAGACACTATACCCAAAGAAGCCAAACTAATTGGAATAGGATTAGACTTCGGTTACACAAACGACCCGACGGCAATAATCGAAATATACAATTATAACGGGCAACGAATCGTTAACGAGTTAGCCTACCAAACGGGGTTGCTAAATAGCGACATAGCTAAACTCTTACCAAAAAACGTAGTGGTTTACGCGGATAGTTCCGAACCTAAATCAATAGATGAAATAAGAAGATACGGAATAACGATTAAAGGAGTAACAAAGGGTAAGGATTCCATAAACTACGGAATAGACGTAATTCAGCGTAACGAATACTTAGTAACGTCAAACAGTAGTAATTTAATCAAAGAATTACGCTCGTACATTTGGGACACGGACAAGCAAGGCAAACGATTAAACAAACCAATAGATTTTAATAACCACGCTATCGATGCGTTTAGATACCACGAAATGGAAACGTTAGGTTTAGGTTCTTATTACGGAAGCTATGCAGTACGGTAACACGAACGACCTTCAAGTAATGATAGCGCGGGTAGAATCGTACATTTACGAACGAACAGGAAAGCAGGTTAAAATAGTATTTAATAATATGGCACGTTTTCCCCAACACTTTGAAATGCTTGTAAGGGCGCACGAATTTGTTTTGAATTACAAAAACACGAAAAATTAATTATAATAATATGAAGTTAGATATAGTCGTACCAAGTTCAATTAGTGAAATACCATTATGTAACTACCAAGAGTTTTTAAAGCTACAAGCAACGTCAAACGACGAAGAATTTATAGCACAAAAAATGATTGAAATATTTTGCGGTCTGAAATTACAAGAAGTAGTCAAACTAAAACTAACTTCTATTAATGAACTAATCGTACACTTTACGGAAATCTTCAAGGCTAAACCAAAGTTTAAACCTACCTTTAAAATAGGCGATATAGAATTTGGATTTATTCCCGACCTTGAGAATATAACCTTTGGGGAATATGTAGACCTTGAAAACTATTTATCGAAGTGGGAAGACTACCATAAAGCTATGGCAGTAATGTACCGACCTATTACAATTCGTAAAGGAGAAAAATACGAAATAATGGAGTACACGGGGGCGGCTGCATTTAGTGAAGGTATGAAGTTCGCGCCTATGGACGTAGCTATTTCTTCAAGTGTTTTTTTTTGGAGTTTAGGAAGCGAGTTATTAAGCGCTACCCTCGACTATTTGACGAACGAGATAAAGACGAACGAGAAAGAGTTTCAGACTTTAGCGCAAGAAGTCAATTTGGGAAAAAGTGGGGGTGGTATAGTTCAATTTACGGACTTGCTAAAGGAGACCTTACAAAATATGACACAGTTACAAAATACGGATTATTTAAATGTCTCACCTATCTAACTTTTGAATCGGAGAAAAACGAAATAGAATTAATGGAAATAAAAAAGGCTAAATTATGACGGGTTACTATTCTTTACTTGATACGCTTAAAACACACTTCACTAACGACCCTTTGGTTAACACAATAACGCAAGGGTCAATTTTCAACGTGGATTTAGGCAAACAAAATATCTTTCCATTGGTTCACGTTATGGTAAATAATGTAAACTTTAACGACAACGTTATTAGCGCGTCGGTTACTATTCTCGCAATGGATAACGTAAGCCAACGCAAGGAAGAACCTACGGGAAAATTTGAAACTTCAGACAACGAAATAGACGTTTTAAATACTCAGTTAGCAATTTTAAACCGATGTTTCGAGATGCTAAAACACGGAAACATTTGGGACGATTTGTACCAACTAAACGGCGCACCTAACTGCGAACCATTTATAGAAAGATTCGAAAACTACTTGGCGGGGTGGGCTATGACTTTTAACGTAGACTTCCCTAACGAAATGACTATCTGTTAATGGAAAAGGAACGGCAATTAGAAGCCTTAAAAATATTCAGAGACCACGTTATACAGAACGCGAAAAATAATCTATCCGCTAAAAATAGTACGGGTAGTTTACAACAAAGTTTAGAAGGCGAAGTTGCGGTTAATCCTAACTCGATTACCCTTTACTTTGAGATGTTAGAATATGGATTCTACCAAGACCGTGGAGTTAGGGGTGTTAAGTCGGGACGTAGTTTAAGCGACTTCCAATTTGGCACGGGTACAGGAACGGAAGGCGGTTTAACCAAAGGTATAAAAGAATGGGTTAAAAGAAAAGGGTTAAAGTTCCGCGACAAGCGAGGAAAGTTTATTTCCTACGATATGACTGCCCAATTTATTATAAGGTCTATTTGGAATCGCGGTATAAAACCGAGTTTGTTTTTTACCCGACCTTTTGAACAAGCATTTAAAAACCTACCCGACGAAATGGTAGAACTTTACGGATTAGAAGCTGAAGAATTATTTGACACAATAATGAAAGAAAATTTTAAAAATTATGGCGATTAATAGAATATTTGCACGAAGCCCTTTTATAGTGGAAATTAACCAACCTACCCAAGAAGGTAGCAAGGTAGAATTATACAT